GCCTGCCGTTGGGCTTGACCCATGCCAGCCGCGCATGGCCTTTGTGGTAGGTCGTCACCAAACGTTCTGCTGTGAGTTGCTCATATTCATCGGATTGCACCAAGCAGCGCGGCAAGTCCACATAGCCCGCGCCCGGCTGGGCTATGCGCAAGCGCCCGTAGAGCAGGTGTTTGATGGTGTCGGTACCAATCAACCACAACTTCAGGCCACGCGCCAGCGTTTTGCCGCGCCAATTCAAATCCACCAAAGACGGGCGCGACAGTGGTGGTTTGCCGGGCTGGCTGGCTCCTTTGATTGCCATGACATTCCACGCTGGATGCCTTTGTGCCTGCTCGCGGCACCAGTGGTAGACCGCTTGCGTGTTGTGGCCGCCGCTATCGACCATCGTTGCTTCTATCGGCAAGCGTGCGCCGCTGACGTGTTCCAGTGGTGTGGCGCAGGCGCGCGCCAGCCGTCCCCAAGGAGAACCTTCGGCAGATTCCGGCACATTTGGGTCGCCATAAATCACCTCCATATCCACCAGCCACGCGCGGTCATCACGGCCCCAGCCCCACACGCGGCGTTCCAGCCGGTCGGGTTGCACGTCCACACCTTGGGTCAACATCAGCGCACCATCGGGCACCTGCCCCAAAGGCCGTTCCGTAGCACGAGATGCCAACTCGCTCAAACTCACGCGGTCGCTGCCAGCTTCTTCCCATGTTTCGGCCAGCCGGACAAACGCGCGCATTAGCGAATGGTCGCCCTTCTTTTGCGCCGCGCGTGCTGCCACCCATTCACGCACCAATTGCGCCCAACTCAGCCAGCCAGGCGGGCTATATAGGCTATTTAAGTGATACCCTCTGATACGCTTATCAGATAATGCATTCGTGGCCTGCCAAAATGCGCCACCACCAAACTCGCGGCAGGCCAGCATTTTGGCTTTATCCTGTTCCTCAATAATACAACCGTGGTGTTTACACACATAATGCGCCGTATCGGGTAAGGCATGGCCGTTTTCATCTTTATGCCATTGAAGTCCCCATGCCTTTTGCGCGCCCCATTCCAGCGTTTGATATTCGCCACAATGCGGACAGGCCACCATATAGTACCGTTGGTCGCTCTGTAAAAAAGCCTCCTCCACACGCGAAAAATCGCGCACTGTGGGCGTAGATGTTTTAAGTGTTTTACGCTGGGCAAACGTCGTTTGGCGCGCCTGTGCAAGGCTGATCGGGTCGCCCTCGCCGTCCACATCCAGCGGATAAGCGTCTGTTTCATCAAACACAATATCGCGCACTGGCATCGAGCGCAAACCGGCAGCGCTGTTGGCACCGCAAATCGCCAAAAACCCGCCTGGATATTCCTTTAACAAAGTCGTATTTGCTTCATCTCGACTGCGGGAGGGAGCCACCTTCTGGCGCAACACTGGGGACTCTTCAATCATCGGGGCCAATCGTTGGCGGCTATAGCGCTTTGCCATATCCAGCGTAGGCTGCACCACCATCAGCGGCCCCGGTCGAAAATCAATTAAATACCCGACCCAATTATTGGCAATCGTCGTTTTACCCGTTTGCGCGCCCCACATCAACACCACCTCTTCCACACCATCATCGTGCCCTAAGGCATCCTGTGGTTCCAGTGCATACGGCACCCGCTCCACGCGATAGGCCCCTGGCTCAGCACTATCCTTGGGCGACAACACACGAAACTGCGCGGCCCACTGCGTCACCGACAAATCGGGCGGTGGGGAAAGATGCTCGCGCATGGCATGCGTGAACAGAGACAACGCGCGCGCAAAATCACCCATCGGCCTGTTGCCTTGCCAATCGTTCCAACACGTCAGGGGCACTTGCCAACTGCTGCAATGCTTGGCTGATTTCCTTGTGCAGCGTGGCATACACCTGCTGCGCGGAATTTTCTGCGGCCAATGGAGAAGACAAACGCGCGGGCAATTGCAACAGCGCTTCACGGGTATGCGCGAATGCGGCGGCAGCCACGCGGGTCACGCTATCGACGGCAATCAACTGGGCTTGCCTTTTCTCGCGTTCAATGCGTTTCAACTGCCACGTTTCGATTTCTGTGAGAAACCGCGCCTCATGAAAATCTCCCGGTAACTCACCTCCTTGTTGTGCAGATTTTGCCCCCGGATGCACGGTAGCAGCGATAGCGGCTTGCGCATCGGCGAGCGTCATTTTGCCGTCATTGTCTGGCACCAATTTACCGGCGGCAATCAACTTATGGACAGCCTGCCGAGAAATCTTCAATGCCCGTGCTAATTGGGATTGATTGAGTTTTTCTGCGGAATTGGAATTGTCCATAACGTGATTATATCTATTGCCATGTCAACCATTTTAAAACCCCACCCACTAACGCAACCGCGCAAGTTGCAATTACCCTCGAAATAGACTTGGCGGGGAGAACCTATGAACACAGCTTTTGTCCACTCGAATATTTTTCAAAATCTTTTTTGTAAAGTTCCCGCGTGTAATACGAAACCAACTCGCCTCGCTACACTTTCTGCCAAGCCCGATACGACGCTGGCTCCACTGGCCCGCACAGAGATTTTCTGCAATCTTCCACCAAACGGTCAATCATGGCGCGCCGCTCCGGTGTCGGCTCTGGTTGCGGTGCAGGTAATTTCACCAACACAGGCTTTGGCGCTTGTTCGCACAATTGCTTAAATTCAATCACATTCGGACAGCGTACCGGCAAATGCTCCAAAGCAAATTCAATGGCATACGGCTTGTCTAGCCAACACTCCAAGCGCTTTGCCCAAAATTCCTTCACCTCTTGAATTTTTTGAGGCGTTTCACCAGCAATATTGCGCGTAAACTCTGCACCATAGGCCAAGCGCAAAGTGCGGAATATTTCTTCAATAGGTTTAAGTTCCTGCATAGCCTACTCCATCGTATTGAGGATAGTCGGAAATATCTATCACCATTCCGCCATTCCCTTCATCGTTAAACGCGGCAGCACGTCGCTTCAATTCTTCATATTCCGGCGGCGGACGCAAGCCTAAAGCAATATCCACTTCTATCGAATTAAGTAAATCTTGCTCCTTGAATGTAAAAATCTGCTTTTTGGATTGCGCAGGCGCTTTACCAATACCCGGCCTCCCCTTGGAATAATCGTCCGCCCTGCGTATCCAGTTTTTCCATGTGAGATACCAATCGAGTTTGCGCGCCTCCTTGCCTGCCTTGGCATGCCAGTAATCAGCGAATTTTTCCGCCTCGCGCCGCACATCGCCCTCAGTCCAGTGCGGTTTTTCTTTCAACGCCCATTCGCCCCATGCACGCGGCAACACCCAATCTGCGGGCAGTCTGCTGCCTCGTTCGACTTTTGCAGGAACTTTTTTGTCCAATGCGGGCGGCAACGGCGCTTGCGCCGGTGCTTCCGTGTGCGGCGCGCGCTTGCGCGCGCTCCCCCTCTCTCTCTATCTCTCTATCTTCTTTTTTATCTTTATCTATATCTATATTTAGGGATGCTTCGTAAGTATTTGAATTGTCTGAAGTTTTTTCAGCCGATGCAACGCTGTTTGCCGTTGCATGCAACACTACATGCGTTGCATCCGGCGTTGCATGCGTTGCATCCGGCGTTGCATCCGGCGTTGCATCCGACGTTGCATGCGTTGCATCCGGCGTTGCAGGTGTCACCGAGGTTTTCTGTTTTTTCTCCCTGCAACGGCGCGAGCGCACAGTGCCCGGGTTGTCCGAAACGTCCCGCTCATGCTCCACTTCGCCATCCAAGTCTTGTTCCATCTTGCACATGCGTTGGCTCAAGGTGCGCTCCCACCTCCTTGCGTACTTTTGCCGCTCGTACCAGCCCAGCGGCTGCCAATCGTCATCTATCAATTCCACTTCCATGAGCCGCTTTTTCAAGTTGGCACAGGATTTTTTGCCGATTACCAGCATCCGCGCCATGAGGCTGTCACGATCCTGCGTGCAGCGAAATGCCATGTCCAGCAGACCACGACGCTTGACGAGCAGCACTTGTATGAATTGCCAGCACTGCACCCGATTGAGCGCGATGAGTTTGGGATGCTCCAAAATGTCGGTGTGTAGACACAACCACGGGAGTGCATAGGTAGCCATATGATTTCCTTGGTAGGTTGATAGAGGTTGTTTCAAATGCCCACCGCTTTGCGGATGCGATAGCGCACGCGCCGCTGTACATACTGTGGTAGGTCGGTGGCTTGTTCCACGCCACGCATGAGGCTGCGCGGGCGATAGTTGCCAGGGCGGGTAAAGATGACGACGGGGCGCAGTTGCCGGTGTTGCCGCGCCCAGATGCCCGGCGGCAGCTTGCCCGTATGTGCGCGGATGACCATCAATTGCCAGCCACCCAGTTGCCCAGTGCGCGAGCGCGTGTTTTTCTTGCCGCGCCCCGATGCGGCTGTGTCGGATGCCGACCGCAATGCCTGCAATTGCACCAGCAATCGGCGCGTGAATGGGCCACGCAAGTTGCCGCGCCCATCGTCACTGCCCGGAAAAGGTTCTGTCGGTATGGCCGTTTGCATGCCCGATGGCAATATACCCAAGGCAGTTAGTGCGATTTCAAAACGTTTTAAATGGCGCTGTCCACCCCATTCTTGCGCTTGTAATACATGTTGCGCGTCCAGTCCTTTGCCTTGTCCACCACCAAAAGCAAAACGGCGTGTGTCTTGTGTGGGCAATATCGATAGGGCAAGGCGTTTTTGATCAAGCACAAATTTGGGTGAGCGCACAATATAAGGCGCAGGTCGGTCAAATTCGTTTGCCAAATGTTTGCCCATGCCGCGCCGCACATGGTGGCCGGTGTCTTTCAAGGCATCCGTTAGCGCCGCGCGCAGGCCACCATTCGCCAGTTTGGTGAGGTGCTTTTGTACCAAGGCCATGCTGGCTTTGTCAAAATCAAAAGAGAGTTCTACAGACATGGATGAATGAATAAACAAGGGTGCCCGCCCCTTCGGGGCCAATCGGCATAATGGTGGCTCCTCAACAACCATTTCCCGAAGGGGCGAGCATGAGCGATATACCAACACTGATTACCGGGGCGACGGGCATGTGGCAAATGTTGCAAGATGCCGTCAAAGCGCGCGATTGGATAAAAACGGAACAAGCTATGTCAGAGCTTCGCACCCGCTTGGCACAGGCCGAGCGCACCACACTCGATACCATGGAGCTTCTCAAGAAGACGCAAGCGGAGCGCGACATCCTCACGCAAAGAATCCAACAAATCGAGAAACAAAAAGTCGAACGAATCCATTACCGCAGCGTCAATCTTGCTTGTGACAACAAAGGCGTTTTCATGGCTTATGCCTTGGGCACTGCGGAAGATTCGACCGGTGAAACGGTCGCGGTGCCTGAACATTACCTTTGTTACACATGCATTGAGGGTGGCATCAAATCCGCCCTCATCATTGAGGACGGGCGGGCGCGCTGCCCCGTTTGCAGGCAAAGCGCCAGAATCGCCCCCCTGCCCGCCGCCCGACCCCCCACACCCGCCCCCGACCCTGTCGGGCGCATTCTCAAGGAAAGGCTTAGATTCGGCAGGCAGTATTGAGGCAGCGGCCTGCCCTTGCGCTTCGGCTGGCAGGGACAAGGCCGCAATTGCCGCAGCCAGCGCCTGCGCATCGTCCTGATGTTTATGGGCTGCAATGGCTGCCAAATACACGTGCATCACATGAACGCCAAATTGTTTGCCGTCGCATGCGCCGTGTGCGCGTAGTTCCGCCCAAGTCTGCGCAGCGCCTAGGGCAATTCTTTCTGGTATATCAAGGACTTGTACGGATGCGCGCCCGTGTGGTTCACAGGATGCAGCGTTGTCAGATATAGAAATCAAATCCGACCTTAAATCAGCCAAAAATTCTTTCCACATTTCAGCGCCTCTATTACTTGCCCCTTTGTTGTCTTCGTTTTCAATATCGTTCGTCATGGTGCCTCCTTGGCAGATTGGTAGGTTGATAGATAGGCCGCGCATCACGTGCCGACCTTGGAAGAGATATTTCATGAGTTTTCAACACCCAGAAAATAGACACTTGCAAACCTATTTGCGTTTGCTGCAATGGCCCACATCCCAACCAGCAAAACAAGACTGGTGGGCAGCCGCAGAATTGATTGCCGCAGGCCATGCCACGGGTATCGTTGGACACGAGAGTGACAGCGGTCAGCGCAAAATCGTTCGCCTTTACAACTTTGCCCCCACCCTGCAAGGAAGGCTGTTTGCCGATGAGTTGCGCCAGCAGGCGTATCGCAGTAGTGATGCCTATAAGCAAGAGGAAAATCGATTGCGCCGACAGGGGCAAATAAGTGGGGCAATATGGACTGTGCTTCCCGCCATTTTTGCGGGCGTGGCAGTGGCTGCCATCACGCATGCCTTGTTTGGTTGTTAGCCAGCTCAACACGGCAACCACCATATATGCCACCCCTTGGCTTCGCGCCACCCCAACCAGCGGGTAAGATGCAAGAAATCACTAAACAAAAACAGAGCAGACATCACGTAACCAAAAACAACACCCAGCCCAAAAAATACATTTTCATCAGCCCACTTCCAATCAAAACACTGCGTCATCTTCAACGCCAACTGAAAAAGCAACCAGTTCAACAGCCACACCCACGGTAGAAAAAACACCGCATCCAGCAGCAAATACATTACAAACATCACGCACCATCCTCGAAAAGGCCATCATGGGCGCGGACGCTCCAAAACCCTTTGATACGCCCTGAAAAGCCATTCTAAAAATTCACGATGTT